CCAAATGCGGCTTCAGCGGCAAACATCGCTAAAGGCGGAGCAGACGATACAGGAAGACCGGCTCCAACTGCACAGAAGATGAGCGATTTCGAGAATAGTCCAGGAAAAGACAAGTCCACTTCATACAAGAAAATGGGCAAGGCTGACACAGCGGACCATTCAGACAAATCTGCAAAATCACCAGTTATTTCTAGAAAATAATTGTTGATTTGAGAGGAGATCATCGATGGCATCACTATACCTGAGGGAGAATCTAACATTTGATCAGGCCAGAGTACAGATCTTGCACGAGGGAGAACACGGCAAGGATTTGTACATGAAAGGGATCTGTATTCAAGGTGGGATCAAGAACGCTAATCAGAGAGTTTACCCAGTGGCTGAAATTGCGAAAGCAACTAAGACACTAAACGATCAGATCAGTTCTGGATACTCTGTGTTAGGTGAAGTGGATCACCCAGATGATTTAAAAATTAATTTGGACCGTGTGTCTCACATGATCACTGAGATGTGGATGGATGGACCAAATGGATACGGTAAGATGAAAATCTTGCCAACACCGATGGGCCAACTTGTCAAAACTATGTTGGAATCAGGTGTGAAACTAGGCGTTTCAAGTAGAGGTTCTGGAAACATGAACGAATACGGAAGCGGTGAAGTTTCAGACTTTGAGATCATCACAGTTGATGTTGTGGCCCAACCTTCGGCACCAGGTGCTTACCCAACGCCAATTTACGAACACCTTATGAACACAAAGGGTGGTAACATGGCAAAGGGTCTGGCCGCGGAAGTTAGAAATGACCCAAAAGCACAAAAGTTCCTCAAAGAGGCACTAACAAACATAATAAAGGACCTGAAATAACATGATAGACGCAATATCAAAATTAGTAGAGTCTGGAGCAATATCAGAAGATGTGCAGAAGAGCATCCAAGAGGCTTGGGACACGAAAATCAAGGAAAACAAAGAAGTTGTAGGCGCTGAGTTAAGAGAAGAGTTTGCCAAAAGATACGAACATGACAAAGCAAACATGATCGAGGCTATCGATTCTATGATGAACGACAAGTTATCTGAAGAGATCACGAAGTTCGTTGAAGACAGAAAAGCACTTGCACAAGAAAAAATTGCTTACAAAGAAAACGTAGGCAAACACTCTGCAAAATTAGAAAGTTTCATACTTTCAAAATTGACAGAAGAGTTAAAAGAACTACACAGCGACAGAAAAGGTGTTCATGAAAACTTTAATAAAATGGAAGAGTTCGTAGTAAACGCTCTTGCAAAAGAAATTAAAGAGTTCCATGAAGACAAAAAAGGCGTTGTGGAAACGAAAGTCAAACTAGTAGCCGAAGCTAAAAAGCAAATGGCTAAGATGAAAGAGGCTTTCATAACAAGATCTGCTAAAGTTGTAGAATCTGCTGTAAACAAAAAACTTGCTGAAGAGTTAAAAGCTCTTAAAGAAGACATTACAGCGGCTAGAGAAGTCAACTTTGGCAAGAAAATATTCGAAGCGTTTGCTTCTGAGTACCAGAATTCTTATTTAAATGAGAAATCTGAGACTGCGAAGTTGATGAAAGTTGTGGATGAAACTGCAATGAAGTTGAAAGACGCTGAGAAGGCCGTCGAAGAGAAACAAGCGGTGATTGAGTCGAAGGAAGCTGAGTCCAAAAGACAAGCAGACTTGATGGAACGTAAGGAAAAGATGGCTGAGATGCTCAAACCATTGGGCAAAGAAAAGAGTGAAGTAATGAGTCAGTTGTTAGAATCAGTTCAAACAGCGAAACTTCAAAGTTCATTCGACAAGTATCTACCACATGTGATGGCTGACAAAGCAGTTGGAACAGGAAAACAAGTTATTTCTGAATCTAGCGGCGACAGAGCACAAAGGGAAGATGCTGACTTAACTAATATCCGTAAATTAGCGGGTATATAACAACTAAACAAGGGGAAAGATACAAATGTCAGATATATTTGAATCAAAATGGGGCGAAACTAAAGCCGCTCTAACCGAAGGTTTAGCAGGCAACAAGAAAAAAACTATGGATGTTGTGTTGGAAAACACAAAAAGATACTTGGCAGAACAATCAACTGCTGGTGCCACATCTGCAGGTAACGTTGCTACGTTAAACAGGGTTATCCTACCAGTAATCAGAAGGGTTATGCCAACTGTGATCGCGAATGAGATCGTAGGTGTACAACCAATGACTGGTCCTGTAGGACAAATCCACACATTAAGAATAAGATATGCAGACACAGTAAGTTCGAACACAACTGCTGGTGAAGAAGCATTATCTCCATTCAAAATTGCGAAAGCATATTCTGGAAACCAGAACAATACTACTCCAAAAGGTGCATCAACTGCCTCTTTAGAGGGTACGCCTGGTAAGAGATTATCAATCCAGATCTTGAAACAACCGGTTGAAGCGAAGTCTAGAAAATTATCAGCTAGATGGACGTTTGAAGCGGCTCAAGATGCTCAAGCACAGCAAGGTATCGATGTAGAAGCAGAAATCATGGCGGCGTTAGCTCAAGAGATTACTGCTGAGATCGATCAAGAGATCATTGGATCATTAAGAACATTGGCTGGTTCAGCAAGTGAGACTTTTGACCAAGCGGCTGTGTCAGGTACTGCAACATTCGTTGGTGATGAACACGCGGCATTGGCTGTTCTAATCAACAGAGTTGCTAACCAAATCGCAACAAGAACAAGAAGAGGCGCAGGAAACTACGCAGTAGTATCTCCAACTTCTTTAACTATACTTCAATCTGCAACAACTTCAGCGTTCGCAAGATCAACTGAAGGTACATTTGAAGCACCAACAAACACTAAATTCGTTGGAACTTTAAACGGTGCAATGAGAGTATACGTTGATGCTTACGCTTCAGACGGTACAGCAGTACTTGTAGGTTACAAAGGTGCAAGTGAGGCAGACGCTCCAGCGTTCTATTGTCCTTACATTCCACTAATGTCTTCAGGTGTTGTATTAGATCCATCTACTTTCGAACCAGTAGTAGGCTTCTTAACAAGATACGGTTATGTAGAGTTAACAAACACTGCATCATCACTTGGTAACGCGGCTGACTACGTTGGATTAGTAGACGTAACATCTGGAAACTTAAAATTCAAGTAAGCCACAGGTTTATTTTTATTTCAAAAAGGGCGGCTTCGGTCGCCCTTTTTTTGTGACTACAATATCATTAACCGCATACTTTACAAATTATTTTTACATTCGTACTCATCGCAGACCAAATGTGATAGCTTTATCACGGCTAAAGACTTCTAAATAATTCACAACAACAAGGGAGGTCCAACATGGATTATCTTAACAAAATAAAAGGATGGGCAAAAGGAATTGCTGATGTCGGTGTAAGTTTTATCGCATTGGGAATTGTTTTAGAAATCCTTTTTAACGGTCAGGGTATTCCGTTCTGGCCAAACGTTTCTGTAATCGGAAACGTCCAGGGCGTACTGCAAGGATTCTCAGATCAAGGTTTGATCGGATTAGTTGCAGTTTGGATTTTATATCATATCTACAACAGAAAATAATATAAAAATCTAGAAATACGTTAAACCTTAAGGGTGGTGTGATTATAGTTTAAATATTGTCGCACTGCCCTTTTTCTTTGTAGTTTACACATCTCAAAATCTGGTAAATACACACAGTTCAAACGTGCTTCGACATCAAGTTGAAGACTTATGCGGAAACAAACCGCGTAGCCAGGAGAACTGGCATTGGACTCCTATAAAGGAGAAAACAAATGGGAAGACCAGTAAAAAAAAGTAGATTTGGTAACTCAGCAGGAGACTTCGAAGTCACTGGTGCGTTCGCCACAGGAACAACTCAACCAGATGGTTCAGGTGCTGAAGCGGCATCGACTGCATCAGGCAACTACATTGTTTCACAGAGATCAAGTAAGCAGTTCAAAGTGAACTTCACATCAGCAGATGGATCAACAAGGTTAGAACAAATATTAACCTTGACTGCGAAAGCACCGGGTTCGTTAACGAACGGTGAATTCTGCATACAGATCATCTTGGACGACTCTACGGTTGCTTACGCGAGTAAGATCTTCAACAACACAGTACATTACGTTACTGCGGCAAGTGCCACAGGTTCAACGAAATACTCGTTGTTGGCTGAAGGTACTGACGAGGGTGCAAACTCAGGCGTTGGTTCAATCGACACTATCTAATCCAGATAATCTACAATACGTGCTTATTGGGGGAGTTACACGCTCCCCCTTTCACAACATAAATACTAGCAAATGGCAAAAACTTTACGGACATCAGGTGATTACACTATAAAAGCAGGTGACGGATTCAACTCCGGGTCTGGAACAAACACAATAAATCTCGACAGTTTGAATGTAAGCATTACTGGTAATTTAACAGTTGCTGGCACGTCGTCTACAATCAGCACAACAAACACAATAATTGAAGATAATATTATAGAATTACAGACAGGAATATCTGCGAGTTCAAACGATTCAGGAATAATAATCGAAAGAGGATCCACAGGAGACAACGCGGCAATCATCTGGGATGAATCTGTTGACTCATTCAAGTTAGGAACCACAACTGCCACAGGTGCTGACAAGTCAGGTGGAATCACTGTCACAGCAGGTGCATTAGGCATTGGTGCCTTGACGGCAACAACAGGAACATTCAGTGGTGCTGTATCAAGTGTTGGACACACTGTAGAAGGCAATATAACAGCAGGTTCAGTGACAACAAACGAGATTGGAGGCAATGGTTCAAATGCGGCTATAACAGTTACGTCATCAGGCACAGGAGACATTACACTAGACGCCGGTGGTGATATAATACTAGACGCAGACAACGCCGACATTAA